ACCACCGGGTCCGGATCTACTTCACTGCTGCCATATTTCAGGGGATTGACTGAAAACGGGTTGCCCAGATCGGTGACCACCAAAAACTCCCCGTCGGTAGTCATGAAGTATCCGTCGATGAAAATTACATCCAGCGCCGTCCCCAGATCGGCATCGGTGTTTTGCACAAGGCTGGTGCCGTCATAAAGCCATAGGGCACCGTCTGAAACGATAGCCAGATAATCGAAAGAGTAATCAAGCGCGCACTGGGAAGAAGTACCGCCCACGTCGCCGAGTTCAACGGCGGCACCACCTGAAGCCGGTATGGATACCAGTTTACTCCCCATGATACGGTAGTGCTCGCCTTTCCAGACGATTGCCCCACGGTTTATGCCCGGCCCGGTCCCGTAGGCGGTTATCCCTTCCGCCGGTCTTAAATAGCCGTCACTGATACCGGTGTTCACGGCCACCGGCGCCAAATTTTTCGGATAAGATATCCGGTAATTCGGTGCTTCATCCGCATAGATGCCGCTTAAAATTGGTATTTGCATTAGGCAAGCCTATAGAGCACCCATGTAGCCGCGGTACCGGTTCTTCTGAAACGCCAGTGTGAACTTGCATTCAGAGAAGCATCGGCATCAACGGTTGCGCCGATGGTGGCATCCCCCACAACGGTAACGCCGCTGGCCCCGGCCGTCATAGTGACGACTTCCGTGGTTAGGCCAATATTGATGACAAAGAAGTCAAGGGCGTCGCTTTCACCGAAATCGGCAAAGGCGGCATCCATCAATGCCCCGGTCAGTGTGGTTAGTGTGGTGGCACCGGCTCCGCTGGCTACTGTCACCATGCCCGCCTGAATCGCGGCGGCAGTCAATGTCATGGCCGCCCCGGTCAATGCGACCGGTGCATTCTGGTTGTACATGAGCACGCCATAGGTCGGCACAAGAATAATCGGTGCCGCGCCGTAATCATAAAAAACCGGATCGGCGCGGGCATAAATTCTAACCGGCTGTTCCACCGTCATAGCGCCAAGGGTGACTTCGTTGTTGGTCAGGTCCTGTTGTTTGTAATAGGTCCGTGGAAACTTAACGGCGGTTGTGCCGTAAAAGATGGTGCAGTAATCATTGCCGGACGTCGCCACTTTCAGATATTGTCCGGCAGGCACCGTAATATCTACCATTCCGTAAGGATAAACCGTTTTTGTCGCCATTTTTTTTCCTTTATCCCACCCGGTACCATGTGTTACCGGGCAGATCGTATTTTAACCGGAAGTAATCTCCGGCGGTAACAGCCAGTGGTGAAGCAATGCCGGAAAGTGTTGCGCCGTTGCCGCTGATGGTCAACGCCGTTATATCCTGCGTACAATTGAATAGGAATTCCTGTTTATCCACGCAGTTGGTTGAGGTCGGCAGGGTCAGGGTACCGGCCGCATAGCCCGCCACCGGGGTTAAAATCAGATGGGTGTTATCATCCGTATCAGTCACCTGAACCGAAAAGCCGGTAGCAGAAGGCGCGGCATACTGGGTTTCAAATTTTGGAACGGCACCGGCATCGGTCAGGGTCAGATTGGTTTGCATGAATGCCAGAAGCAACGAAACCGAACCTTTTCTCGGATCACCTTCGGAAGTATCCCAGAAGGCCAGAAGATCACCGCTTTGAATGTCTCCAATGCCGGTCAATTTATTTATTTGAGTCATGACTAATTTCCTATCCGAGTTCTAAAATATTATCGGTGCCCACATCGATATTCTCTGCCGGTCCTTGCGTGAAATTGTCTTCGCTCCTGTACGGCTTGTTACCGGCACCCCTTGGCATGCCGGCGGGCATTTGAATTTCAAAGGGCGGTTTAGCGCTCATGGAAAGCAGATTTTTATAAGCGTTGTGCGCCCATGCTTTCAATTCGTTGGTTACCATTTTGCCGAAACCCGGCGCTATTCTAAGAGCAAGATTTGCATAAGCCGCTTCTATGGCACTATCGGGAATCCCGCTGTCAGTGTCCAGGTCAGGGGTGCTTTGCCCGGCATAGCCGATGCGAATACCGCGGCTGTTCCAGAATGCCATCATTGCTTCAAGTTGCCGCAATGCGCTTTGAAGTTCTTCGGCCGTAAGGTCAAATGCATATTCGGCCATACCGATGGATTCAAAAGCCTGATAAATAATCTGCCGCTTGGTCCAGCTCATAATCCGCCTCTTATTTTACGGATAGCATAAAGACTGACATTGAACCGTTCTCTCAACTCCTTATAGGTGCCGGTGGCGGTTTCGATCTCTTTAATCTGGTCTCCGGTTAATTCGCCGTATTTTATTTTACGGTCAACTTCTTCCGGCGGCAGGGTTGAATGCTTCTTTGCTTCAAGTTTGGTCTGATACCAGCCTTTATTTTTGTAGTCTTGCAACTCCTTCTTGTTTATAAGGACAAAATCAAACCACTCACCATTGAATTTATACTGGCCGGGATGCCGGAACAGCATAATCTTTTCAGGCATAACCTACCTCTTTTTCTTCTTCTTCGCCTTTTTCCTGGCGCGTCTGGCGGTTTCAAGCGCTATGGCAACGGCCTGTTTTTGAGGCTTGCCGCGTTTCATCTCATTTCGGATGTTTGTCGAAATACTCTTTTTGGAATAACCTTTTTTCAACGGCATGATAACACCTTGTGTATCAATTCCCGGCGCTTACGTTTTACCCTTGCGGTTAATCCGTCGCGGCTGATACGCTTTCCAAAAGTAAAATAGAAGTATTTTTGTAATGACGTCACTATCTCATAATTCGGGTATCTTTGAATTATGAGCGATTCTATCTGATCATTCAGCCAGTTGCTTTCGTCTACTTCCATTCAGTTTTCAAAAGGGGAAACCGTTCAGAACGGTTTCCCCGTGTTTTAGATTACGGGATCTGGCTGAACAGCATTATACCTGCCATTTCCGGTTGCTTGCATACCACCCCGAAGAGGATATCAAGGCGGTATTTGATATTCATGGTGTTGATATCATAGAACTTTTGCCAAACTACTTCCATACCGTTATCGGTGGTGCCGCGCAGTACTGCGGTACCGGCATCGGTGGGAACCGCATAGCGCCCCGGAAGAATTTCAAAGGCGTCCACGTACCAGAACGGGTTGGCATAGGCCGCGTCAATGTTAAGAAATGTGATATCCGCATCATTGGCGGGTGTGGAATCCACGTTCTGATATTGCAGTTCGGCATCGGTGCCGCCGCCGCCGGAAATAATGGGCGGGCTGATCACAATATTACCATCGCCTGTCCGGCCGGTAATCACACGGAAAGTTTTGAGCTGGCCGGTGGATTGTTTGGTAATGTGATGCACGGCATAGACACCTTCAATCGTGAAGCAATCCCCGGCCGCAATGGTGCCGGTGGCGGTTACGGCAATGGTCTGATAGCGGTTGTCCACATTGGACACTTCGCCGGTGGTGGCTGTACTGGTAGCCGCCGGTGTATAGTACTGCCCGGCACCGTCGATCTCCACACTGGTGGCCGTGGCCGCGGCCAGCCGGTTGGCATAGTCCAGTTTGTACGTATCAAAGCTGGCAATCATGCCGATACGGGCCTGTTCATAGGCGGTCAATACCTTGCCTTGCGTCCAGTCTCGCCCGGCCAGATCCGCCGCCATACCGTTGTAATCGCGGGTGGAAAGGGCAAGGTATCTATCGAAAGCATTAACGCCCTGCTCGTTCATGATGGCCTCGCAAAGCGCCACATTGGCAAAACCACTGGCAGCAGCCGCAATGGGAACAACCAGTGTGCCCTGTAGGTAGGCGATATTCATAATGGCGACATTCACATCGGACGCCAATTTCTGATAAGCGCTTTGACCGATACGGCCTTCCTGCAACTGGTCCCTAAGTTCTTTAGCCGTCAAAATCCACGGCACGGATTTGGAATATGATAAGCTTGCCGGTACGCTTAACTGCGTATTGTCCTGGAAATTGGCGGTCATATCGGTCCCGGCAAAGGACTGGGCGATATAGGGTTGCGGCCGCCAGATGGTATCGCTGGATCGCTCCATCATGGTATCATCGGTGGAGTATTTGGAAACATTGCGGGATAGCACAAGAGCATCTTCAAAACCCGCCAGAATGTCTTCAAATGCAACCCGTTCTTCTTTGCTAAAAGCATTAGCCATGTTATCACCTATTTAGCGCTTCGCCGCTTTTCCCTTTTATAGGCGTTCACTTTGGAGTAATCGCCGGTTCGTTCGGCTTCTGCGCGGAGTCTTTTTAATTGAGAGTCCACCGTGCCGCTGGTCGGTCCCGTTGAAGTTATTCTTTTTTCAGGTTTAGCGGACGGTTTTCTATTCGTTACTTTCATTTGAGCCTCAATCTTCGCCACTGCAAAGGCGAATTTAATCGGGTCCTGTATCTGAGAAAGCTCTTTTGCCTTTTTCGGGTTGCGTCCTAGTGCATAGACCACCAGCGCCGGATTATCAGCCCCATGGATAATGAGACCCTGCTGGGTGACGTTCAAAGTGTCCTTCACATCTTCTTCGGCCGTATCAAAATCACTCACCTTTAAATCCGCTTTCATTTCCTGATAACGGTTAAGGCGTTGCTGCCATTGGGCGTTTGCCTGCTGGCGTTCCTGATCGGCTCTGGCGACGGCCAGTTCACGCTTCGTCTTTTTTTCCTGCCACTGGTTGATCAGGGTGCTGAATTTCTCCTGATCATAATCGCATGACTCGATTGTCGGCAGTGGTCCGGGGTCGGGCGGCAGTCCCGTTTCCTGCGGCTTAGGTTGTTCTGCCTGTTGAATTTTTTCTCTAAGCTGCCGGTTTTCTTTTTTGAGTTCGGTATGGCGCTTTCTCAGATCTTTGACCCATTTTGGGGCCGGTTCTTCTTCTTCTTTTTCTTCCGGCGATTTTTCATCACCGAAGGTAATCTGTAGTTCTTCCGTCTCTTCATCTTCCGATAAAGGTTCTTCTTCGTTGTCATCATCCGGCAAGGTGGACTCTTCTTCACCTTCGATGACTTGGGTTTCCTCTTCTTCAAGAGGAGTTTCTTCTGTAATTCCCATAGTCTCGCCTTCTTATCTAAGCGGTTGAGGTGTTGCTTGCCGTTGCAAATCGGATATTGCTTTCACGGTTTGCACGGCCTGGTTGCGTTGCTTGACATCTATATTTGCCAGCGTTTCCGCTGTTTTAGCTTTGGTTTCTTCTGCTCTTGCAACGGTATAAACGGTATCGGCTTGTGCCTTCTGCGCTTTGGCGGCGGCTTCCGAAGCGGCGGCTTGTAAGTACTGCTGTTCCGCCGGTGGCGGCTGCTGGGCGCGCATGGCGGCTTCCTGTTCGAGCTGCTGCCGTTCCTCTTCATCCGGTTCGATGACACCCATCCTGACCAGTTTCCAGCGGGCGTACTGCCGGACTTCGGTTAAACCTTCACCCTCCATATTCATCAGCGCCAGCATGGATAAAATGGTCAGCATTTCCGGGTCCTTGGTCATTTGCATCAGACCGGTCACCGCCCTGACCGTGGCGGCGCGTTTACTTTGCGTGGACGGCCCCACTGACACCATCAGATCGAAATCGGCCTTGCTGATATCGTTCTGATAGACCATCTTGCCGGTATCCTTGTCGATGACCGGTTTATATAGTTCTACGCTGCCCACTTCCTTTTGGACGTTCATGGTTTTCATTTTGCGGCTAGGCTCGACAAGAACCTCTTTTGCCATGGAAAGCCAGATTTCACCGGAGCGTTTGACCGCCTTGGAAAAATTCGACATATAGATAAACGTCTGCATATCGAGTTTGTTCTGGATCAGTTCAACGGCTTTGGCGGATATATTTGACTGGAGTTCTTCTGCTGCCTGCTGATTGCCGAGAAGTTCTCTCATATCCTGTTCGGTGATCTGGAGAAGCGCGGACATGGCAGGCGGTATTTGCGGTGCATGGGTATAGGCCACCGGTCCGGTGATCTGAGTAGCCCCGTTCATATCGGTGACGGGGTTGACCAGAAGATAGGGCCACTCGCGGATGTTATCTTCACTCCACATGAGTTCGTGCCCGGCGACCTGTTCCGGTGTCAGGATCGGTTTTTCAGTGGATGGTCTTGCGGAAAGTTCTCCCAGCTTGGATATCTGCATGTTTTTAAGGCGCTGCGCATCCTTGCACAGCCTGACATGGCCCATACAGCGTTCCACATTGTCGATATACCAGCGCTTGCCGTAGACCGGCACGATGGGGATATTTTTACCGGCGATGATGCCGCAGTCTTCAATGATGCGGGCGCCGTTCATGATGTATTTGTGAACCTGCCTGCGCTTGATTTTTCGCTGGGATATCTCTCTGCCGCCGATTGCGGTCATGGTGTCAACCAGATCCGGGTTATCTTTCAGCTCGCTTTCGCTGTACCGTTCTTCCGTGCCGTCTATGGACTGCCACGTGTGAATGGTTTCGTAGGCTTCTTCGATCTGATAGTATTCGGCCACATAAACCACATCCGGCGTGCACCAATCAAATTCGCTATCCATGATCTCTTTAGGCCAGCTTGACGGATCGTCGTCGTATTCTTCGATATATGTATCTATGGGAACAGCGTGTAAAATCCATGCTCGCTTGGCATCGGCTTTATCCTGCCGCTTGGCGTTCAGATCGAAAAAAACGGAAGTGTCCGCATCGAAGATGGGTTCTATCCTGATGCGTTGCTGTTCGTTTTCTTCGTCTTCTTCGTCTTCATAATCGGTACATAAGCGCCATGCGCCGAACCCGCCCGATATGGCCTCTTCAAAGGCGTTATCGTAGGCTTCCTGCGCGCCGCTGTTCTCTTCGTCGGCCCGATACAGACCATCGCAGGTGTCTGCGAGCTGATCGTATTCACGGCCTTCTTTTGACACAAAATCCACCGATATGCGGTTGTTCCGATATTCATTGATGATGCGGATCACCGATAAATGGACTTTATTGACTTCGAATTTGGGTTTATTAGCGTACTGTTCGCTCAGATCGCCTTCCCACTGGGCACCGGCGATGGAATAAAAACGGCGGTCCTCAAGACACTGACGGCGTTCATCACGTAAAGCAGCCTGAATGGTATCGAACTGATTTCGGACGTCTTCGTGGAGTTGTGAAAGGTCTTTGCTGCGCGGCATCTTGGCCCCTATGAGTTGTGAGTGAACGTTGGTAGTCCGCTCGGCCTCATAGGGGCCGGAAGCACAAAAAAACGATGCTTACTTTACTTATAAGTTGATTTTATATTCCGGTCAACTATTTATTTTAATTAAAAATACGACTTCACCGGTATGGGGTGGGCGGTTTTCTTCTTTTTGTTGCTGATGGGAAATGCAAACGTAAGGGCAAGCGCATCGGCACCGTCCGGCGATCTAAGCCCACGTTTTTTAATATCTTTTTTTCTTTCTAGGCATAACCTTGAATGTGAATCGTAAGTATAGGAAGGGGCGGTCATATCGCCATGCAAGGCATCGGAATCCGGTATGGATACCGGCATATTAGGATCGGTCAGCCACTTTTTTAATTCTCCGTACATTTCGGCCCGCTTGTTCTTATAAGCCGTTTTCTTCAAGGCTTCACTGCCGAAGTTGACCACCCTTACACGGTCGGCATGCTCGGTTTCCTGTAGCATGCCCGCGATTTCCCAGCCTGAACCGCCGTAGTCGATGAAAAGCATATCGATATAAGGGTCACCGGTCAGTTTTTCCAGACAATAGGCGATGCGTTCAGGGAAAGTATGAAACTTTTTGTATTCCAGATCAAAGGCGGCGGGTCCCTGCCGGTAGATAAAAGCGTCTCTATCGTCGCCGTCTCTGGCCGGATCGAACCCGGCGATAACCGGCAGACGGCTTTTTTCGGTGGGGTTCTTTCTGGCCGTCATGACATCTTCGGCCTTGATAAAAGATTCCATGCCCGTGGTCTGAAAGGCTTCAGCGGCCGTGGCCGGATATTCCTGTTTGAACAGAAGCGGATCTCCGAGTTCGATTATTTTTTTCCTGCGCCATACGATCTGATCGAGTGTAAGCTTGTATAAGGTTTGATATTTGATTTCTTCTTGGGCCGGTTCAAAGTTATCCGGCACTGCGGCCCGATATTCATCCTGCCAGTACCATGGGATAAAGACGGCGATAAAATCACTGTCGCCCACTTCTGCCAGTTGCCAGTTTGCATGATAGTAGTTGCCGATGCCGTTGGCCGTTGACTCCAGTATGATTTCGGTGCCGTCGCTTTCCGGTATGGCCTGTAGGATACCCGCGGCATGGTCGGCGGCATTGGGCCAGAAGGCGACTTCGGACCCATGGAAAAGCTGGATGGTAGATGATCTTCCAACGGCTTTGGTGCCGGCCGTGCCCACCCGGTAACCCGAGTCAAGCCGGTCGAAAATCAATTCTTTCCGGTTCGACTTGCCGGTGGACGGTCTGAATGCGGGGTTGATCTGCTCATGGAAGCGTTCAACCATGTTGAAGAGGTTCGCCGTGGCTTCAAGCTCATGGGTTAGGATAAATGTGCGCAAGCCCTTGTAATGGGTAGTACGGTGATAATATCTGCCGCCGATGTAAGTGGAACAGCCCTGTTGCCTGCCTTTAAGTATCATTGCCCGCACCTTGCCGGTTTTCGCCGACTGTTCTTCTAATTTTTGATGCAGGTACTTTTGAACTGTATTGAGCGTAAATCTTTCAATCAGCCCTGATTTCGTGCGGATTTTTAAAAAATTGTGCGCATAATAGGGGTAATCGGTGCGGATTCTGTTGCGGATCTGGCGTTCATTGCGGTTCATCTAGCTTATCAATCCAATCATCATGGGATAGTGATAGCTGGGCGTGTACTTCCTGACGATCCACATATCCCCGCTCTTTGGCCTGGCACTTCAGATAAAAAATAATACTGGTGGTATCCCCGCTCTTGATGTTTTTAAGTAGCTGGATTTCGGCGATATCCACATATTTATCTTTGATTTCCCTGACCAGATTCTGTAATTCCGGCGATCTTGCTATCCTCATATGGACGGCAGAAGTTGTCGTGCCCAGCATTTCGGCGGCCCTGGACTGAAAACCGCCGGATTTAATCAATGCCTCTGCGACTTCTGCCATACTCATATTTGGCCGCCGTTTGCGCTTCGATTTTTTTTGCACCACATCTTTCATATTAATTTCAATTACTTAGAAGCACTTTTCCCTTGAATCCCCGCTTGAATCGCTCAATGATCATATTGCAATAATCCGGGCTGATTTCCATGGCGAAGCATTGCCGATCCAGTTTTTCACAAGCTATCAACGTAGTGCCGGAACCGGCAAACGGGTCTACCACGATATTTCCCTTATCGGTTACGGCCTCAATGTAAATTTCGGGCAATTCAATGGGCATGGTGGCAGGATGCTTGTTTATCAACTCATTTCTTGTTTTATTGTTCACCTGACAGACGGTGCCGATATTTTTATAATCTTCTACATTTCCAAAAGATGTGTATCTTAAACTACCATCCGGTTCCCTAACTTTTCGCATCAGCCTGCCGGATTTATCTCTTTTTAAATAAGCTGCTCTTTCGTTACTGGATTCACTTTTTTCAATTGTTCTGTTCAATCTTTTCGCTTCATTTCCGAAAACAAAAATCCACTCATGCTCAATAGCAAACATTGATCTCTGATCGCTAATGTTACCGGCAGCCATTTTATCCCAGACATTCCAGCTTAAAAATTTATACCCGGCATCAACAGCGGCTTTGATATAGTCATCCCAGTAAGAGACGATTTTATATTCTTTTTTTTTCAAACCAAGATTGATCACCTGATAATTGCAAAACGGTTTGAAGTTGCCGATGAATTTAACAATAGTTTCAATGGATAGATCATTACCGTTATATTTTCTCATATCGCTATATGGCGGGCTGGTGAAAAGCATTTCTGCGATTCGGCCATGCATCAGGTTGTAAACGGCATCGGCATCGGTACAGTCACCGCAAAAAAGATAATGCTCACCCAAACGCCAAAGCTGGCCCGGTGAAACTAACTTCGGAATATCATCAAAATCAGGTATTTCATCGGATAAATCACATTCATTCCGTTCTTCATCATCGGGCGTATCAAAATCTATATCCGGCAAGGTCAATATATCGGCGATATCGGTAAGGTTGATATGGAAGGCCGCAACAAATTCATCAAAACCGTCTTGGGTGATTTCGGCATACCTGGAGTTGATCAGAAGAAGTTTTTCCGCCGCTTCTTTTTCGTCCGCAGCGATGATGCGCACAATAGGAACGGCGTCAATTTCATGGCCGTCCTCGATGAGCTCTTTAATTGCGGTAAGGCGTTGGTGGCCGTCAAGTATCTTCAATCCCCAAATAAAGACCGGAAACGAAAAGCCGTACTTTAAAATGCTGGCCTTGATCTTTTCGATTCGTTGCTTGTCGGTGGATTTCAGATTGCCCTGGAATGTTTGTATCCGTTCCAGGGTTTCATATTCTGTCACCTTGCAGGTTATCGGTATCTTCATGTTTCAAATAATCGTCTATGGTCATACCCGAAATGCTATTGCTCCGATATTTCTTCACAAACATTTTGAAGGATTTTACTGCGTTTGATTCGCATACTGATAGCCGGTTGCGTGACACCCAGTAGTTTAGCCGCTTGTGCCTGAATACCGTTTGTTTTTTTCAAGGCTTTTGCTATCTGCTCAATTTTAAGGTCCGGTTGTTGCGTTATCTTCCCCATATCAATAACAATTATAAGAATTAATTCCGATGCTTACGAAGTTTCATGCCAAACTCATCGATCCCTTCATCAATTAAAATTCCCTCTTTATACTTCAATTTCAGCTTTGAAAACTTCTTGTAATCACAATGGTGGTGCCACCTGCCATAGCGTTTCACCAGTCGGCAAACATCGGGGTGCATTTCCACCAGCATTTTTGATTTATCCAGAGTTCCGCCCTTATAAATCTCGTCGGTATTGCCGCCCTTCATGCTTTGGGTCGTAACTTTTTCCTGCAAAAATGCATAGAAAAGAACGGTGCACCATCCATTTTTGAGCAATCTTATAGATAGGTCGGCATCCTCGTTGTACCGTCCCCGCCATCTAAACGGAATGTCATTTCTGATCAGATTGCATGAAAAGATTCTTGTATTGAAAACAAAGGGACGCCTTTTGAATTTACGGGGCACGAACATTTCATAGTGTGGCCCTAACATTCCCAAATTTTCATACCTTTCGCTGAATGCTTCCATTACCCTGAAGATTTTACCGTTGCTTACTCTAGCCTTTATATTTCTGTTCAGTCTGTAAAAGGCTCTAATGTTATCGTCCATGATCCAGTGATAAGCATGTCCGGCGCTGGATGCATGATCCCATATAAAATTCCTCGCAGGTCCACTGCCTTTTGATTTTTCCATGCCCAAATTGTCAAAAGCGTCATACTCTCGTTGATACGTTTTATCCAAAACGAGTATCTTGACAAATGGATTACCTTTTGTAGCCGCCTGATAATTTTTAAGTTGATCTTCTTCAACTACGATATGGTGATGACAGCTCATATTTTTTGACAGAAAGTCACTCGTGAGCCGTGTTTTCCACCTGCCCTTGGACGGAATATAGAGCGGGTAGCTATTCATATTCATAGTTTTTAAGATCTTCTCTTTCAATCTTCGGGTAATTTATAAAACGTGTATCTTCTGTCACTTTCTGCCCTACGAGATTGGCGAAGCTATCCATATCATTCTGGCTGTAGAAATGAACTTTGATCGTTTTAAAAGGAGTTATATCGTCCTGTTCAAATTCAGGCATGCCTTGCCAGTGTTCTTTATGATCGAAATCTTCAGTTTCAAAAAAGGTTATTTCAGGGATATGCAAAACACTTTCCATGTCTGGCAGTTCAATTTGAATTTCTTCGACAAATTCATCAAAACCGTGCTGGGTGATTTCGGCATACCTGGAGTTGATCAGAAGAAGTTTCTCCGCTGCTTCTTTTTCGTCTGCGGCGATGATACGGACGATGGGAACGGCATCAATTTCATGGCCGTCCTCGATAAGTTCTTTAATTGCGGTAAGGCGCTGGTGGCCGTCAAGTATCTTCAATCCCCAAATAAAGACCGGAAACGAAAAGCCATACTTTAAAATGCTGGTCTTGATTTTTTCGATTCGTAGCTTGTCGGTGGATTTCAGATTGCCCTGGAATGTTTGTATCCGTTCCAGGGTTTCATATTCTGTCACCTTGCAGGTTATCGGTATCTTCATGTTTCAAATAATCGTCTATGGTCATACCCGAAATGCTATTCCATGGTGTGGCCGATCTTCCATACCCGTTGGGTACATCATGGATTTCATCGATGGGTCGGGTCTCTTTCAGTTTGTACTCTTTATGATATCCACCGGCGTTAGGTACTTCAAGATTTTCGTCGCCTTGCCAATCAATGTTATTCCTGCAAAATCCCATGGCCGCCGGATAGTCTTTTGCCTCTACTACGATGTTTGAATAGTATACGGTCTTTACCTCGACTATAACGTTAAACAGTGGCATCAAATCACCTCTTTAAACCATTGTATTGGGCGGCATCGGTATACTGGCCGATTGCGGCCGCCAGATATGCAGAACATGATTATGATCGTTGATATACTTGTCCCTGGACGGATGATATTGAAGCGCCGTCTCTTCTTCACGGAAAAATTTATCCTTGATAAACTTCATCTCCATCCAGGTCGGGCATCGCTTTTTACCGAGAACCGAAACGCTGATATGATCCCAACCCAATTGATCGGATACAATGACATTTAAAAAATAGCCGCGGTACGGTATCCTGAAAGCGCCGTTATTACCATAGCTTTCATCTGATCCATAAGCGCCGTTTTTGATGCGGTACTTTTCGACCATGGCATTATCTTTGCGCATGATTTAATATCCGTCCCTTGCAATTGCTGCGTTGGCCCACATTACACTTTGCTCCAGGTTCGTCAAAGCCAACGACCGTTCCCGAGAGTCCGGGCAATTTTTAAGGATTAGATCTGCATAAGCCCTTGCCGCTTCACGGAGTATATCATAGCGAGGCACCTGATACTTATCCGGAGCATGATATTTCAAATTACGATCTATGTCATATTTCATTGAGCTGTCCTTAATCATCGGCTTTTTGTGATTGATCCAGCTTTAGAAAAAAGTAGATTTTCAAAACGTTTTCGTTTAACTTGTCGAACTTTTTCAAAAGCTCCTGCTGGCCGCTTTCCCCTTTTCTGATCGCCGCATAGACCATATCCAGACGATTTCTGCAATTATCATGACTGACTAAATTAAGCGCGCCGCTATCTGCATACAGAATCCTGTTGATACGGTCCAAGGCTTTTTCCAAATGCCCGATGCGGTTGCGGTAGGTGATAAGAATAGCAACGACGGTAACCGCATAGACCAGCAAATAAACAGCGTCATTGATGTCGAGGTTCATTGAATATCGGCTATGGTGATCTCTGCAATTTTCGGTTGCCAGATCATACGTTTTCCGCCTCTTTTCTCTTTCACCTTGCGCCAGCTCCATAGCTCGATCTTTCCGCCGGCATTCAGCCAATCAGCGGCATTGTCGGCTTTTTTCACCGTGATCTTTTTGAAGTGGGCGGCATAGTCATCCCCACAGCTTTGCACACCGACTATGCCGCCTTCTGGACAAAGCGCAACAATATCGAAGATCCCAAAGAGATCTGATCGAATACCACCCTTTACCATCCGGTTATGAATGAATCGCTCGACGATGCCGCATTTGCGGTTCATGAACTTGAGTCGTTCAATTGTTCTTTCGGTCGGACTCATTTTTAAAATAAGCCTCTATATGCTTTTCTATGGCGCTTTCGTCCATACCATACTTATCTTTCAGATAGTCATGGATAGCCCCTGTAACATCAGCCCTTCTTTTTATATCCATGGTCATTTGATAAGCACGGTCGAATATTTTTTTTGGTATTTTGACGACAACGGCGTTTTTTAAAAAATCTTCGTCCTGTTTCGACCATTCCAGTTCCTTAGCTACACGCCAGCTTTCGAACATGGCCGATAAAACTATGGATGCACCTTCTTCTCCTTTAATATGTTTTCTTAATAAATCAGGATGTTTTTCGACTATGTAAGTGTAAAATTCAAAGATTGCCTCTTCGTATTTATCAAGCCGATCACCATGAGCTGCAACGAAATTTTCATACTTTTCAGCTATATCGGCACCGTTTAGAATCGAAACCACGTACTCTTCAAGTTCTTTTGCGAACTTTTCCATCAAACGACCTCTTCTTTTTTAAAGTATGGTTTTTTTTGGCTTTACTGTCAACCTTCTTCTTCTTTTCGGCTTTGATGGTAAGTATACGTTTTGCGTTTTTTATGTGCAAATCGCTGATCGTCTCAGTATAGCCGTCAAATCCATAGCGCTTTCCTCCGGCGGCTACCAGCCGTATGTAATCGGTATCATTGGCGATCATCTTCAACTTCCATCTAATCAGGCGGCGGACTTTCAACTTCTTGCCGTTGTACTCATCTAGAGGTATCAGGCGTTTTTCGACCTCTTTTTTTATTCCTACCGCCCATGGGATCGGCGGCATGATGGATTCTATGTGCTTGTAGACATGCTTTCTGAAGTTAATCGGGATGTTATCCAGGAAATGCTTTTTAGGCGGCGGCGGTGGCGCTTTGGGCTTTTTGGGCTTGGGCTTGGCAATGATCTTAGCTTTTTGGAACCTTGGTTTGGCGGTGCTTTTCTTACGCAATACCACCACGGTTTTTCTGTTTTTTGAAGGATTTATCTTTTTCTTGCTTGACGGTTTTCCATATGTACTGCTATCGTTAGTCATCAAACACCTCACTATGAATTAATCAGGCGTGGAACCGGCATCTTTGCCGGTTTCGTTTTTTAAGCATCATTCAACCTCTTCTCCAGCCATATTCTGAATGTCGGTTTAGTTACAATTGCCGATTCAACTCCTTTCCGTTTCGTTTTAATCCGAATCATTTCGTTTTTAATCGTCGATAGAAATTCATTGAAAAGATCATTTTTCGTTTCATTCGGCAAGCCTTTAAATGCATCGATAACCGGTTCGTGTTCATTTTGAAAATCAACTATTTTCTCCGCCAATGCTTGCGCCGCTTTGGTTTCCTCAATGGCCTTTTGCCGGTCGACGGTTTGTTTTTTAGTGAGTTTTTCCCTAGTTTCCATGCGATTGAGGATTGATTCATAGGGTTCGTTTCTCAAGGCGTTATTGAGATATCCGGCGGGGTTGTCTTTCGTTCTGGCAATCGCTATGGCTTCCAGCACATATTTTTTAACCCATGCATCAATATCCGGTTTATATCCAAGCTTTGCTTTCACGTTTTTGATGTCATCCAGCCTTGAATAGCCGATGCTTTTCAATTCGGATACGATTTCAAAATCAATAACGGCAGCAGCAGGTTTTTCAGCCGTCGCCGGTGGTTGTATCTGCGGTTCCGGTATCGGTTCAGGATCGGTATTTGCTGCTGCTATTTTTGCTACTTCTATTATAGAGGTGTCCAGGTGCAGATTTTCCGCATGTGGCTTTTCTTCTGTAACCTGTTTATTTTTCTCAGTTTTTTTGACAACCCGAAAATTGGGCCTGTGCAGATTTTCTGCACCTGGCTCGGGTGATTCAAAAAACTGATACAAATAGTCAATTATCTGTTTGGATTTATTGTCTTTTATGACGATTCGGCGGGCGTATTTCTTCGCTATCAGTTCGGCAAAATAGGATTGCACCGTCCGCATCTTTATCCTGAACATTTTCGCATACAGATCCGGCTTGACCGGGAACGTATTCATACATGTACGGGCATACATGTACAGCTTGAATGCTCCGCCGCTCAATTGCATAATGGCGTCGCGGGTGCATTTGTTATCGATGAAAGATTGTCCGTATGAATGATCTTCGGTGGTCGGAAAAATGGTCTGGGTAAGGGCTGATGCAGTCATTTTCTATGATTTCCTACCTTCTGTTTAGGAAAAAAAAGACTGTTGACTTTATCAGCTAATATTGCTTAGATGTGTCTCAGATACGGTACTTTTGCAAATACTGGAGCTGATGCAGTCATCATCTTCTTTCCAAATTCGGTGTTTGTTGAAGCAATCCGTGTTTGTCTACATAGTGAGGTGTTGCAGGTTCTAAAGGTTCCATGCAATGCATTTCTACCGGAAGATAACCAAGGACTAAGCAACTCTTGGTTATTTTTTTTTGGCAAAACGGCCGGCATGGTCTTTAAAACCTCTCTCGCTATTCAAAATTGCCGAAAAAGGGAAACGACATAAAAAAATCACTATGCCGTTTCAGCTCCTCTTATCAATCCAATTTCATACCTTATCGATAGGTTAACTCCATTCAGCTATGCACGTCAAGAAACTAAAAGATATTTTTCGCTTGGAATTTCAAATTCAGGATGGTAATCAACGGGGACTAATGAAGTTTTAGCTGATGCTGATAAAGTACTTTAGCTAATAAAGTAAGAGCCCCTTGCGCCAGAAGCGACGCAAGGGGCTTGTCTTTTTTTCAGTGAACAATGATTTATGAATGAGCTATACTAAAGTACCGGGAAACTTTCAAGGCTTTATTGCAAGATTTCTCTCCGGGTCAGGATCGGGCAAATCGTATGTTTTGCGTAAAGCGTTGATAACTAAATAAGTTGACGGCTCCTTCTGCATTCTCAACCACCAATATAGATCGTGCGGCATTTTGTAACTGACCCGGTATTTCGGGATAAGTTTGACGCCGGACTTCGGACGGCCGGTTCCTTTAACTTTTTTTCTTCCGATTGTTTTCATGATCATTTTTTGACCTCCGTTCCATTTGGGTTCCAGTTTCGACACTTCAACCGTATCATGGATGTATCTTTTTTAAAAGGGGGTCGTTGCTGTCAATCGGCTTGAAACAGACAAAACGTCCCATTTCGTGCCGTATTTCGTCTATACGCTTCATGGTGTCTTTGTAAAAAAGACGGCGGCCCTGCAAGCCTATGATGCCGTCCAGCTTTTTTAGGACGTTTTCCACATCGTTGGTTACCGATTGATTGCCTAAATCCAAATCAATAATAAATATTAATTCGGCATCCACATATTTGATTTCAAAATCGGCGCTGTTCATTTGTCCACCCTTCAACGGCATTGATATAATTTTTATAACATTCCAGGTCACAAAATGACTTTTTTGATTCAAGGCTGTATGTTCCCTCAACCTCTAAATCCCCGATATCCGCTCCGCAATAATCGCAATATTTAACGCCTGCATTTTTATTTTTCATTTGTTCCATCCCTTTTGCTGTTGAGGTTTATCTAAAGGACCGTATTCCAGCGGCTGCGAAGTTATCAATCCATTCCGGCATCCTGATCGAAACTTCATCTGCATCAGCGCCGATAAGTTCAGCCTTGAAAGAGGCTCCGGGCTTTCCGTCTGGAGTTCTGCGCAAATACCATCCTTCTCCTTTAATGAATTCCATATACCCTAAGCCTTCTACAAAGTATTCTTTTGACATTTTTCTTCTCCTTTTTTGAATTTGTCAGGCTTCATTGCCCTTCTTAATCATCCTGTCTTTTTATTTGTTCCATTCCTTTTGCTGTTGAATTGTCCGGCCGGCTTCAAAGCCCTGCATGAATGAATCAAAAAGATTCGGCTGTCGGATTGTGTATACTGCCGCTGTTGCAGATCTAAGATGCGTTGTTGTATCTCAAGTTGCTGTCTTTGATATTCCGCCTGCTGCTGGAGCAGTTTGTTTTGTTGAAGTTGATAGTAATCATTCCAATCCATCGCATTTGCGAAGAACGGCATCATAAATGCGATGACAAAAACAATGATCAGTTTCATTTTTTCACCTCACGTTGCATGGCATGATCCAAAGCATCCTGCGGTGTAAATCCGCAACCTCTTCTACCGTCTGACAATGTGCAATGGCAGTAATCCAAGCTGGCATTCATATGATAAACGTTCCCTGCTTCATCGATGCCGGTCATACTGGAAAACAGTTTTTCCGGCAAATCTTTCGTCCATTTTATTTCCATCTATTCACCTCATTTTTCGAATATAATTCCGATACCAGCGCCTACAGATAGTTATAAACCGCTCCTCATCGTCTCCGTTATATCCGATTGTTGAACCCATTAAACCGCCGTTTTCGCAGATCTGATTGCCTAAAGTGCCGGGTTGGCCGTTCAGATCGACATAGATGTAAAAATTTCCGGGTCTTGAAAACTCAATTTTTTTGCCGAGAATTTTGCTCTTGATAGTCATTTTCATTTTTTCACCTCACGTTGTAATAGTTTTTTTTAAAAAAATGTGACACTACATCACACCGGCGATAAAACAGGGGCTGATCCAGTATGCAAGCCTTTTTGATGTCGATCAGATACCAGATTTTGTTCCAGCGGCTATAATAGGTTGCAAATCCGGTTTCACCGACCGCCCA